TAGATTTGCAAAATGGAATTATACTGACAGTCCAGAGTGGTTTACTAATGGAAGATAACCCACAAGTTTGGATAACAGTTGAATCAGACAACAAAACACAAACGTATGAAACTGAGTTGTCGCCTGTTGTATTTACTGATTTAGTATTGCAGTTAATGGAAGAATCTATATTAGGATTTTCTATTTATAGAATTGACAAAGGTAAAAAAATGGTATTACACTAGATGCTTAACTTAAATGTACACGGAGAAATGAAACACGCTAGAGCGTTAGCTGAAAACTCTGGTTTAGTTTTGCGTTATGAACAAGATGCCGTAGCACCACGAACTGACGGCACAACAATATATTTACCAGAACCAGACATTGGTTGGACTAAAGACGAATGGGATTTATGGAGAAGTTTTTTATACCATGAGATAGGACATAACGTACCAGAAATGAAAGATGCTATGGACTATGTAAAAGAAAATGGACTTGACACTAACACTCCCTTTGGATTTGGTTTAAATGTATTAGAAGATTATAGACAGGAAAGATTTGGCTATGACCAATACGAGGGTAAAAGACAGATAATGGCTAGAGGTAGAGAGTTATTTGCCAAGCAACACAGAGCAAGCAAAGTCTGGACAATAGACGGGGGAGACATTATGGCTGATATGTTCCGTTCCCTTTACATTTGGGATATGGATTGCCGTGATGATTTTATGCCAAACATTAGACCTTACACTTTACAGGCTCTTAGCGTATGTCCAAAAGAAGTAGTGGACTATGTTAGAAAGTTAGAGAGTGGTGGGTACAAAGAAAAACTTAATGCGGTTGTAACTTTTAAAGATGAAATGAAATTATTGTATGACATACTAGAAAATGTTTATAACTTAAAACCAGAAGATGAAAGAAAAGAATCTGAAAAGAAAAAAGGAAAGGCTAAAGGGAAAGGAGAGAAAGAAGAAAAAGGGAAAAAGGAAAGCAAGCAGAAAGATGCTATAGTAAACTGGAGTGATTTGTTAATGCACAAACACGAAGATGAAATGCCTGAGAACCACACCAGTTACAACAAGCAACACATTAATTATGATGTAACGTCTAGCGGTAGATATACACCTTACCAAGACGAAGAAACTTCTGTGATAGACTACCAAAACAACAAGGTAATTTCTGGTGTGAGTACAGACATGGAACTTACACATTTGCTAACTTATACTGGTTCAGGCTATAAAGATATTTATGATGCTTGCTCTGGTAATGGGTTGAGTAAAAAAGTATCTAGGTTGTTACAGATACACTCAAGAGACAAGTATAAATATGGTAAGAAGAAAGGTACTCTGCATAACAAGAATTTATATCGTGCGGGAATGAAAGATGCTCATGGGTTTAATAAGAGAGTGTTTAAACAGCGTGAACATAACGATTGCTTAAATGTTAGCGTTACTGTACTGGGAGATTGTTCAGGCTCAATGGGTGGAACTAAATTTTCTAATATGGGAAAGTCTATGGTATTATTAGGCAGAGTATTGGGAGACTTAAACATAAGACACGAACTCGTTGGGTTTACAGATACCAGAGAGTTAATCCAGTTTTTATACAAACCTTTTTCAGTTAGTAAAGTGAGTAGCCAAGAACTTGCAAGGAGAGTACAAGCAAGTTGCCAAATGATGTGTGGTAACTCTGACGGAGACTCTGTACTGTGGTGTGTAAGTAGACTAAGACAAGAAACCACAAAGAGAAAGATACTTATAGTTCTTTCTGACGGCTGTCCTGCGGGTGGAAAATATTATGGGGGTTGTGATTCTCCAGAGTATCTTAGGCAAGTTACTACAGCTATAGAAAAAAGTCGAGACTTAGAAATTTATGGTATTGGAATAGAAGATGATAATGTTAAGCATTTTTATAAGGATAACAAAGTAATAAATAATTCTAATGATTTAGAAGATGCTTTACTTTCAGTTATCAAAACTAAAATTATAGGTTAGGAGAAAGATATGCCAAGCACAAGTGTAAGTGAAATGGAAGATACTTTTATGTCTGAAGTTGTTGATGAAATGGCTAAAGACATAGAGGTTAATGATACTTCAGATAGAGAAGATTTAAGAGACTTGCCTTTCTTTAATAACTCAGATAAAGCACCTAGTAAGCAATCTTTTCAAAAAGGTTGCAGAGAAGTGTTCGGTGTTAGTATTCCTAAAGGTTTACCTAACGTACCAGTAACAGTTTTTAAGAAAGAAGATTGGAATAAGGAAATGCAAACTCACATACCAGAGATTGATAAAGATTATCAATTTCAAGTAAAAGAATTAGTAGAGTTGCTAGTAGGTCTTGAGATTAAAGACAATGTTTGGATTTCTGGTGCTACTGGTTCTGGAAAATCTAGTCTTGTAGAACAGGTATGTGCTTACACCAACAGACCATTTGCTAGGATAAACGGCAGAGGGGATATGGAAAGTGGTGCTATCTTTGGGCAATACGTTCTTGAAAATGGAGAAACCATTTGGAAAGACGGAGTGTGTACCGAAGCAGTAAAAAATGGCATGGTATATTGTCAAGATGAGCCAACAGTATTACCGCCAGAGATTGCTATGGGTTATCAATGGCTGTTAGAAAATGGCGGGAAGTTAATGCTTACAGATAAAGCGGGAGATACTAAGAGTAAGGTAGTAGCTCCACACAAACACTTCCGTTTTGTTTGCTGTGATAACACTAAGGGCATGGGAGATGAGTCTGGAGCGTTTGCGGGAACTAACGTGTGGAATACAGCAACACTAGATAGGTTTGCTACATCAATACAGTTAGATTACCTACCAAAGAAAAAAGAAGTAGAGATTATAAAAGCAAAGGTAGACAATATAACAGACAAACTTGCAGACTACATGGTTCAATTTGCGGGGTTAGTTAGGGTTGCTTACGCTCAAGGTAATGTGTCCTTTACTATGTCTCCTAGAACTTTGTTATCTTGGGGAGAGAAAGCTATATATTACAAGAGTATAAAGCAAGCACTTAAAGTATCATATTATGGTAAGTTACCTAATGACTCAGAGAAAGTAGCAATAGAAGAAATGTACGCTACTGTGTTTGCTGAAAGGTTTAGATAATAATGAGGGAGACAATAAGATGCGTTGCAAAAGTTGTGATAGCGTACTTTCTCCTAATGAAATCATTTGGAGAGAGGAGACTAAGGAACATGAAGAACTTTGTAGGAAGTGCCGTGAGATTATATCATCACAATGTCCAGATAGTGATACGATATATAGTCAAGACATTAAAGACAGTTATGACGAGTCTATAAATGACTTAATAGAAGATTATGATGATGAGAATTATTCTCAATTACTAAACATAGGAAAGGAGAAAAGTAATGAGCATTAAAAAAGGTATAAATAAAGGAGACTTAGTATATATTAGTTCTATTTCTCCTAAAGATGTGCTACATAGTTATGGCGGTACTAGAGCTAGGGGTTACTGCTCAGAATCAGACTATAAACTATCTAGCTTAGTGGGTATGGTAGGCAGACTAATGGGGTACAGAGAACCAGAGGGAAAAAATAACAAGTCTGGTATGACAAAAGCAGTAGTTAGATTTACTCTACCAGATAATTTCTTTGTGTTTGATGAGGATATGAGGTATTATAACAGAATGTATAATCCTAAAGCAGACGAGAATAAAAGAGTTAAAATGGCTAAGTTTGATGTTCTATTCTCTACTGGAGTTAAATTAGAACAGGTTAGTCTTATGCCTAGCGACCTTAGATATGGTTATGCTGTAAACGAATTAGCAAGAGAACACGTTAGAGGTACAAAGAACGATAACGAGAGTTGGTATGAGTCTGAGTCTGACTTTATTCCTGAGACTTATTCTACAGGCAAAAGTTAATGTCTCTAAGTAGAAGTGAGTTTGTACCTTACGCACCCAAAGATAGAGGGGGGCAGACACATATACACCATTGTAAGCAAGGTCATAATAATGACCGATTATATATAAGGAGAAATGAAGATGAGTCAATCGTTGCTTATTGCCACCATTGTGGCAAATCTGGCTATTCTTTTCCTGACAATACACAGATTAGAAAAGCTAAAGATGTTCACATACATACTTGGAGACATGGTAAACCTAGCTCTGAACCAAGTAGCACAAGTGGACAAGAAAACCTCAGAAAAACTTGGAATAAAAAAGACAGCTCTTACTCAAGACATAGAGCAATTTACAAAGAACAATCCTTTCTAATTAAAAGCCGTATTAATCAAGAACTTATAGATAAGTACGAGATTAAGGTTATAGGGGATAGGATTTATTTTCCAATTTTTGACTCTGCTGGGGAGAATTTGAAAGTTGTACTTGGCAGAGGAGATAATCCTAAATGGTTGGCTGAGTGGTTATCTTCTGATAAAACCTATACCCCAATAGGTAGTGGAGACACCTGTGTTGTAGTGGAAGATGTTGTGTCTGCTATAAGAATAGCAGAATGTGGGTATTCAGCACTCCCATGTTTAAGTAGCAGTTTAAGAGATTCGTTGTTGCCAAACTTAGATAATTATGGTACAATAGTGGTGTGGTTAGATAATGATAATTCTCAAGTATTATCTAATACATTAAAGATTAAAAACAAAATCAATTTAATAAATGATAACGTCTGGATATGTAGGGGTAAGCAACCTAAAGACCTACATGACCAAGACATAATAAAATACCTAGAGGGATAATAATGGAATTAGATATATTATTATTATTATCTATTAAAGATAATTATTATAAATATAATAAGTATATAAAAGATTATACTTTAACTAAGGAATGTAATCTTATATTAAGAGATATGGATTACTACTATACCAAGAACCCAACATACAATATCGTTAAGTGGTCTGATTTTTCTACTTGGTTTTGTGCTGTAAAGCACTCATCATGGAACGAACAAGTATTAAAGACCTATCAGATTATTTTCAAAAAGCTAGAAAAGAAATCCTCTGGAGATATGCCAAACGAGGAGATTGTCAAACACTTTGTTACTATGGACTATGCAACTAAGATATTTAACGAGGTAGCAAAGATAGCAGAGGGTTTGTCAAATGACATGACTCCAGTATATGACCTAGTAAACGAACATCAAAGCTCTATGCCTGATGATTTTGAAGATACCTCTGTACTTACGGATAATGATTTAGAAGATTATATTTTAGATGCCAGTAACCAATCTGGTTACGCATGGAGATTAGAGTGTTTAAACGACTCCATTGGTCATACTGGAATTGGAGATTTAATTTGTGTAGGTGGCAGACCAGATTCGGGAAAGACTACGTTACTAGCAAGTGAAGCTACCCATAGAGCTAGTCTAATGCCAGAGGGTAAGCACGTTATCTGGATTAATAACGAAGAAAGAGGACAGAAAGTTAGATTGAGACAGATACAATCTGCAATACAGAAATCAAAAGCTGAAGTGTTTAGTAATGTACCTAAAGCTATAGAGGAATACCAAGCAGTAGTAGGCGGAGAGGATAGAATAATTATAAAAGACTCTGCAAGCGTAGATGTAACAGAGGTAGAGAAACTTATAAAAGAATACCCGCCCGCACTTATAATAATAGACCAGTTGAGTAAGCTAGTAAGTTCTAAGAGTGGAAAGCTCAACGAAGCACAGAGAATACAAGCATTGGGAGAACAAGCAAGACAATGGGCAAAAGACCATTGTACTGTTATCTTTACTATTTGGGCAGACGGCACAGCAGAGGGAGAAAAGTGGATAGAAATGAACCAGTTATACGGAAGTAAGACAGGTGTTCAGGGAGAGTGTGATGCTATAATTACAATAGGACGTAGCAACGAAGAAACTGTTGCTGATAGAAACAAAAGGTACATATACATACCAAAGAATAAGATATGTGGTGGCGACCAGTTATTGATTAATGGTAAGTTTGATGTTGCAATAGAACCTGTAAAGGCGAGATTCAAAAATGGATAGTAAATATTATGTAGTTGATGTGGAAACTACTGTTAATAACACAGATAAAGATAAAAAGAAATGTGGTCTTGCAACTCCGTTTGATGATAACAATAGGATAGTAGCTATAGGAATAAAGACAGCAGATGTGATAGCACCAATACTATTTTATGAGCAAGAGGACGGAATGGAATTTGTAAGATTAAGGAGAACAGGAAAATTATTACAGGGTGCGGAAGAACCTAGAGGGTATCAAGACCACAAACAGAAAGAGTGGTGTGATGATTATATTAAGTCTGTTGTTAAATGTCCTATAGTAGTAGGTCATAATATATCATTTGACATTTGCCACATACTTAAAAACACAGCTATGAATCCGTATGTAGAAGAACTCCGTAAAGGTATACTAGAAAATAAAATTGTAGTTTGGGATTCCATGCTAGTAGAATATATACTTAGTGGGCAGTCTTGGAGATACCCCTCTCTTAATGGGGTATGTGAGAAGTATGAGTTGCCAGTAAAAAATGATGAGGTTAAAGCTCTTTGGGATTCTGGTTGCAAGACAGAAGATATACCTAGCGATATGTTGTTGGAGTACCTTGAACATGATGTTGAAGTTACTGAACAGGTGTTTAAAAAACAACTGGCAAGGGTTGATGCAGAGGGATTAAAATCAATAGTGTTTGATGAACTTAGAGCTAGAATGGCTACTATAATTGCTGAGTATAATGGAATGGCATTTGATGAAACCCACGCTTTCAGACTACATAAGAAACTAGACGGAGAGATAGAGTATATGGAGAGCCAGTTAGTAGACACAATATTTAAACATAACAAGATAACAAAATATAGCAAAGAGTTTGAGGATAGTATTAACTTTGGCTCACATGACCAAGTATCTGCTATGCTTTTTGGTGGAGTATTAAAGTGGAAAGAAGCTAAGATAG